CCTCTAGATGCAGTTACTCCAGTAGTAATGTTCATTTGAAAAGTATCATCTAAGTTTTTGATGATTCCCTTGTTGAAAATGACTTCACCAGTAGCAAGGTTTATAGATAAGTTAGTCCCACTGATCGTTCCCGTAGTAATACTATTTGCATTCAAATTAATAATATTAACATTTGCAGCATTTAGTGTTCCTGTAGTAATTTTAGTCGCTGATAGACTACCGATTTTTGCATCAGTAATTGCAGCATTCGCAATTTTAGCAGTTGATACAGAAAGGTCTGCAATTTGTGCATTTTTGATCACTCCGTTATCAATTGTTGTCTGACCTGTAATGTGAACTTTATTACCGGAAATCAGTATTGATTCAGTTGATACATTGATTTGGTTGATAACATCACCTTTAGACACTTTAAAATTGATCGTGTCGGACAGTTGGGTAAACTGAGCAGATGTAACATCTGTATTTGCTTCATAGATATATAATTCTCGTAGCCTTACTGCTTTGCCGGCTTCTACCCAAATACTAAAAGCAGTGTATGTTGTGGCTTTGATAGTACCTTGAACCCATGTGAGATATCCTGCTTGAGGTGTAACCTTAATGTTTTCTCCCTCAGCTGAGCCAATTTCTACTGTTCCGCCAGAATTTCCTGTGTTCATGTATAATTTGATGTTATAGGTTTTTCCGACAGTTAAAGCAACAGGTGTAGCTCCCCAATAAACCCTTTGCTTAGTGGTTCCTGAGGAATTATCAATAACAAATCCATTTGCATCATATTGCGCAGTTATCCCATACCCTTCTACTGTAGGCTTTGGATTCTGCTTCTGGAAGTCTGGATCAGGAAATTTATTGACTAGGTCTGCAATGCTTCCTTGCATTTCGGTCACAGTCTGTCTAATGCCGTTGGCGGTAGTTTCGACCTGCGTAGCTTTTGTAAGAGCTGAATTAGCTGTTGTCTCAACGCTAGAAATCGTTGTTTTCAAACCATTGGCTGTTGTCTCGACTTGAGTTGCTTTCGTAAGAGCTGAATCGGCGGTATTCTTGACACTAGCTATGGTTTGAATAGTGCCATTTACAGTGGATTCAATTTGATTGACTTTCGAGACAGTTGCTAAATCTGCTGGTGCTGGTGACCAATCTTTGAACACTACGTTTGATTTAGTAAGCTTTGCCCATTCGATTGAGCTAGTTACTCCTGTAACAGAACCTTCTCCCACATAAATATAAATAATATTTGTTACTGTGTTTGTGCCTTTTTTTCCTTTAAATTTAGCATAGTAGGTTCCATCTGTATCTTTAGTTAATCGTCCTACTAATGAAATGAGACCACCATCTAACCATATGCCAGCCCATGTTT